AATGTGGTCGGATCACACTTGACAAAGCGGTGTCCAAAATGTCCAAATTCTTTTCGGGAGAGCCGACTTTAAAAATTGGCCCCTTTTTTGATCAAAAACAGACCCGCTTTTAGCGGGTTTTTTCATTGGAGAAATCACATGCAAATCATCACAATCACCGTCGATGACGACGAGACAATCATGGTTGACGTCGAAGAAGACGGCCAGGCTGCTGGCGAGCCTTACCAGTGCGAGTCGGCCGAGGAGTGCTTGCAGTACGTGAAGAGCGTGATGGTCGAAGACTCGAGCGAGATGGCTGGTGAAGCTGAGCCGGCAGAAGACTACTCGGCCATGTGGAATCAAGAGTCAAAGATGCGCGGCGAGAAGATGTCTTCGCCGGGCGAATATTGAGCTGTCTGTACGTTTTCCTGTACGTTTTTCACAGGGCTTTCAATTCAATCAACAACTTACGTTGTCATTTCGAGTCCTGGATCAGGACTCATTCACAAAAGGAGCTTCAAATGAACACATATTCCAACCCTGCCGGCCGTAACGAAAAGGTCGCTGCCAACTCTGGCAAGGGCGTCATTCCTGGTGAGGTGTCCGTGCCGTTCCCACAGAAGAACAGCTCGCCTGCACCCAGCGGTGCTGGCCGTGTGAAGGCGCCAGCCGGCTTCAACGGCGGCATCATCCCTGGGAAAATCTAAGAGCTGAGAATTCCCATGTCAAAGTCAATGAGCAAAGCCCGAAACGCTGCGACCGCTGGAGCACCACCCGAGCTGGCCACCGTCCAGGACTACGACGCTGCCAAGCCGTTCTACGGTGGCCGTAGCAACGCGGTTTTCCAGTCCAAGTCCAACAAAAAGGGCGCCAAGATGCGCATGCGCATCAACCTGGTGGCCGTGGGCGAGGCGCTGGCCGCTGAGGGCCTGGACCCCGCGGTGGAGATGGTGCGCATTCTGCAGAGCCAGGTGCCTCTGATGACCAGGGGCGGGGCTCCCGTGCTCACAGAGGACGGTGAGGCCGTCATGGTCGATGCCCTGGACGCTGACACCAAGCTGCGCACCTTGAACGAAATGCTGCAGTACACCCAGCCCAAGCTCAAGGCGGTGGAGCTCAAGGTCTCAGGGGCCCTGGACCTCACCAGTGAGCAGCTCGATGTTCGCCTGGCAGCACTGATCGCCAAGGCAGCAGGGGGACGCTGATGGCCAAGCAGCTTGACCTCACCCAGCTCGATAGCTCCAGGCTAGATGACGGTGAGAAGGTCGAGCTGTATGAGCTGCTCAGGCTCAGGGATATCCGCAGCCGCCGTACCCGGCTGCAAGCATACAAGCCCTACGCCAAGCAAGTGGATTTTCACAATGCTGGCGCTGGGTATCGAGAGCGGCTGTTCATGGCCGGCAACCAGCTTGGGAAGACCTGGGCCGGGGCCTACGAGGTCGCCATGCACCTCACTGGCCAGTACCCTACCTGGTGGCAGGGCAAGCGCTTTCCATTCGCCATCAGGGCCATGGTGGGCTCAGAGTCAGCAGAGCTCACACGCAAGGGCGTGCAGCGTCTGCTCGTTGGCCCGCCCGAGATCAGAGAAGAGTGGGGCACCGGCTCGATCCCGTGGGCCGCGCTCAAGGACACCAGCATGAAACAAGGTGTACCCGATGCCCTCTCCAGCGTGGTCGTGCGCCACGTCTCAGGTGAGGACAGCGTGGTGCAGTTCAGCTCCTATGACCAGGGCCGCTCCAAGTGGCAGGCCGACACGGTTGACCTGGTGTGGTTCGATGAAGAGCCACCATTGACGATTTACTCTGAGGGCCTCACCCGCACCCAGGCCACCGGTGGCCAGGTGTTTGTGACGTTCACTCCCCTGCTGGGCATGTCCGAGGTGGTCAAGCGGTTCCTTCTGGACAAGCCCGCTGGCAGCACCATCACGAACATGACGATCGAGGACGCTGAGCACTACACCCCAGAGCAGCGCGAAGCGATCATTGCCTCATACCCAGAGCACGAGCGCGAGGCGCGGGCCAAGGGCACACCCATCCTGGGCTCTGGCCGTGTGTTCCCGATCGCAGAAGAAGCCATCAAGGTGCGTGCATTTCCGATCCCCCCCCACTGGCCCCGGATTGCCGGTTTGGACTTTGGCATAGACCACCCAACAGCAGTTGTGTGGCTGGCATGGGACCGTGATGCGGATGTCATCTACATCACCGACTGCTACCGTGTGAAGGACACATCCATCGCCATCCATGCTGCCTCGATCAGAGCGCGTGGTGACTGGGTGCCAGTCGCCTGGCCGCACGACGGCCTGCAGCGCGACAAGGGCTCCGGTGAGCAGCTCGCGCACCAGTACAAGGACCAGGGCCTGGCCATGCTGGGCCAGCGCGCCACGTTCGAGGACGGCACCAACGGTGTGGAAGCTGGTATCGCCGAGATGCTGACCCGCATGCAGACCCGGCGCCTTCGGGTGTTCGCTCACCTGGAGGACTGGTTTGAGGAGTTCCGGCTGTACCACCGTAAGGACGGCATGGTCGTGAAAGCAGGCGATGACCTTCTGGCCGCCAGTCGCTACGCGATGATGATGCGCCGCAAGGCCAAGACACAAGAAGAGGCCACGAGCCGCCGTTCGCAGTGGACGATGCCCGTGGTTGAGTTCGGCGTATTTGACCCGGTATCCGGGTACTAGGATCAACATGGATTTCCCCAATCAGCCTCAAGTAGATGTAGAGATCGAGATCAGTGACCCGGACCTGGCCAAGCAAAGGGACCAGGACCGCCTGCAAGCGTTTGGCTCGGGCTTGTCTCAGCAAAGAGACGAGTGGATCAGGAGCCGCGCCAGCTACGGCATCGACAAGCGCTGGCTTGAGGACGAGGACCAGTACAACGCGGTGGACAACGTGAACCGTGCAGCCAGTCAGATGATGACAAGTGTCGAGCAGGGCTACCCCGTCACAACGCAAGGCGCCAAGCCGCACAGATCGACGGTGTTCATTGGCATGACCAGGCAGAAAACGAACAGTGCCGAGGCGCGTCTGTCCGACATTTTGCTTCCGACCGACGACCGCAACTGGGGCATCCAGCCCACACCCAACCCCAAATTGATGGGCATGACCAAGAGCGAGCAGCCAGCGGTGGACCCAGCCACGGGCCAGCAGATGGTGGACGCCGAGACGGGCCAGCCCATGGTGCACAAGGACATTGCGAGAAACATGATGGAGATAGCGCGTGACAAAGCGGATGCGATGCAGCGCGCAATCGATGACCAGTTGGTGGAGTCTGAGTACAACGGCGAGATACGTAAGGTGATGCACGACGCGGCTGTGCTGGGCTCGGGCGTGGTCAAGGGGCCGGTGGTCACTAACCGCGTGAGAAAAGCCTGGCAGCCCATGACGGATGGGTTTGGTGAGACGGTGCATGAGCTGGTAATGGTGCAAGAGATGGACCCGGCAAGCTTCAGGGTTGACCCGCGTAACTGCTGGCCTGACCCGGCGGCAGGCGAAGACATCCATGATGGCAAGGGCCTGTACGAGCGCACGCAGATGACGGCCAAGCAAGTGAGGGACTTGGCCAAGCAGCCGGGCTACATGAAGGAGCAGTTAAGAGCCGTGCTTGAAGAAGGCCCGCAGCGCAGTGCGACGCGTGAGGAGCTCAGAGACGAGACCGAGCGCGACCAGACCCGTGCAACTTATGACGTGTGGGAGTACTGGGGCGAGATCGACAAAGATGACTTGCTGGCCTCTGGTGTTGAGGGGATCGACAAAGAGGACGATGAGCTTAAAACCATCAGCGCGTGCGTGGTGGTGATCAACTCCACGGTGGTTAAAGCGTTCTTGAACCCGATCGAGAACGGTGACATTCCTTACGACTTCTTCGTGTGGGAGAAGGTCTCTGGCAGTTGCTGGGGCTACGGCATACCGTACTTGATGCGGGCGCAGCAGAAGGTTTTGAACGCTGCGTGGCGTCAGATGATGGACAACGCTGGTGTGTCTAGCGGCCCGCAGATCGTGATCAAGGCTGGCACCATTCAGCCTGCAGACAAGCAGTGGCAATTAAGTAGCCGCAAGATTTGGTACGCAAGTGACGATGTGGACGACGTGCGTAAAGCGTTCACGACGTTCGAGTTCAACTCGCACCAAGCTGAGCTCTCAGCCATCATCAAGATGGCAGCAGAGTTAGCTGACCAGGAGACGGGTGTGCCCATGCTCACGCAGGGCGAGAAGGGCAGTGCGCCCGACACCGTTGGCGGCATGCAGATGCTGATGAACAACAGCAACGTGGTATTGCGCAGGCTCGTGA